TACTCTGTAGTCATGACGATCTGACCGAGCTGACCGTTCGTAGTCGTCATATCAGTGATCATTGACCTGAAGTCAAATACACACTGCTTCCACTCATACTCCTTAAAGTTGGAAGCAATCTGCGAAAGCCAAGGAAACGAAGTCTCAAGTCCAGGATTCAAAGGAATTGAATTCACAACAAAGGGATCATTTTCCTGGTTCCCAAAAATGTCCCCAAGGTACTCGCGGTACGAAACCATAAGAGACCCGTCCTCACCAGGCAAAGTCTGGAAATGCGGGACACCAGACGACACGGGAGGACTCGCCTTTCCCGACACAAGATCGTTCGAAACGCCTTCACGAGTGTAAGCACCCATACCATGGTACCCAAGTGCGTTCAAACCACCCCTAATGGCGGCGCCATAGGGCATAGTATTCAGAAGGGCACGTCCTCCGGCCTCAGCTGCGATCTTCGCATAAGGTCGCGCAGCCTTGAGGAAAGAGCCAATGCTGTAAGCACCACGGCCACGATAGGCCCCTTGCCCAGTATACATGCCGTTGCCTGTATAGCCGTACTGAGTACGATTACGCTTTTGTGCCACCGTGGCCGTCGCGTAAGTGTTTCCGAAACGGCGAATGTTCGCCGCTGTGCCGCGCGCAAAACCCTGCGAAGCCCGCGCACCGCCCATGACCCCTCCTCGAGGAAGCCCATACTTGTTCCGAGTCTGCATACGATACATGGTTGCAATTATGCAAATGTCTACAAATAAAAGTAGACACAACGGAACGAATTTCAAATTAAAATTTTCATCCATTCCTCACCATGTCGTCAAACAACGCTCTGGTCTACGCCTGTCGCTCACAGAACATAAGGACTGGTGGCGTATACTACGCACAGTCCTTCATAAAATACGGTGCAGACGGCATTCGACAACAACGCATCCAAAGCTGGGAAACCAAAAGATGGATGCGTAAATACACCGTAATAGCAGCAGCCATCGAGTACGTGAACTACGTACTCGACGGAAAATTCGCGGACACAGTACCAGCTCGCAAAATTTTTGCGTTCGGAACCACCGGGATGACACCACTCGAACGAAGCGGTAGAGTAAACTGGACGCCGTACGTAAAGAACGTCGAAATGGCGCTAAACGGAGAAATAAATACTTTATTCCAAAATATCTAAACATCCGTTGAGGCAACGGAATGTCCCCAAAAAAAGTAGACACTAAGGTAATATTAACAAAGTTGCTTAGTGTCTACATTTTTTGTTATGGACCATTTACCGCCGCCCCCTACCAAGCCTTCACTTAAACGCGAAAGCACAGGATGCGCTTCCACCGAACCAACGACGTTGGCCGACGCCGTCATTCTGTTCCTACTACAGCAGGGTATTCCGGAGGACGACCTTACAGAAGTTTTAGTCGCCCTCCTGTCAAATATTCTTCTATCAGGAGTCAACCCAGAGATCTTGACACGCCTCGAAGGACACCATATGGACGAGTAAGAACTCTACGGTACGACTTGGACCGCATACCAGGAGACAGAAACTACATTCGCATTAGACAAATTGCTTCGAAGCCACGGGTGACAGTGTACCGACCACCCGAACACCTGGCACGCGAACGAGTCGTAAAACGATCCGGAAACAAAGTTTCTCAACTCCTAAGCCCATTACAATGGGGCGGAGGAATGCACGTAGAAGACTACGAAACACCAGGACAAAGAGAAAACGCGTACTGGAGGACGAACCCCCCACAAGGCGTTCGACGCCCGGCACCGGCAATCAACATCGGGTTTGCTCCGGCCCGAAGCAAACGCGTTGCATACACCTTCGGTGGGGGACCCAGAAACTTAAACTTTTAATATTAAATACAAACCCAACCTTTACCTCCTAATTTGATTCGCAAACCTTGTCATAAACATCGCATCGCTAGCCCGCGCCGACAATGTACCGTGCGTGAAACCCGCAGCGGGAGCAGGAGCCACTCCGTACTCAAAAGTCGGAATCGGAGAAGAATCCTTCGAAGCCGTCCAACGCCTGCGAAGAGAAAGAGTCTTGAGAAAAGATTGTAAACTCGGCATCGTCTGCCCCACAATTGTAACCGCCCTGTCAGCACTCATCGAATAATAGAACAGCTTGCCAATACGACGACGAAAAGCAGGGTACTCAGCAGAGTACACATTGTCATGCTTGCCGTCCCCAATCATGTCCAAGAAAAATGAACAAGGATCAACGTTGCCGTCAAAATAAAACTTGTTCACGTAACAAGGAACGGTTCCACCCTTCGTAGGCACTGACAAGTGCGTGCAATCAACAACGTTCTTAAAGTTGTCAAAAGGCTTCCCGCCACCAGTGGCAAAATGCCCCGCTGCAACATCATGAATGACCAGGGCCTTCTCACCCTCATATTTCTTACCAGAATTCGACCCCCAATACGCATCGGCAGGCTTAATGTACACATCTCCAGCATTCTCCATGCAGGCAACAGAATACGAGAAAGACGACTTGCCAGTCCCAGCTTCGCCATAGCAATAAGTCGCTGCAACATCACAAGGAGTGTTGGCCTTGAGAACGTACTCGTTGTACGTCATACCAAGCATGTCAGCTCGACTACGAGCAGTAGTCTCGTCGCACTGCGGCAAACCGCAAAAAGGATTCAAACAACGACGCAACGTGCCAGCTTCATTGCTCCTGCTCTTCACCTCCTGAGCAATCTCCTTCATGTTCCGATAGTACTGCATACCCTGTGCAGGAAAACGAACAAGGGCGTCCAACGTAGACGACCCCCCTAAGAGCATCGAAGTCAATTGACCCAACGCGGGCCCAACTCTGACCTCGTCGGTCATGGACTCATTCAACGCCCAACTCACGGCATCACCAAACGCACGCTTAACCGAACCATCGGGATTCGTCTCGCGAGTGGAATATCGAATCATCTTACGAACATCGATACCCGGACTCAAGTTAAAACGAAACGGCACGTCTGCCAACTTGAAACCATCCACCGAAGTCATGGCGCAATCATCATCGTGACACTCACGAAGACGAGCAGCCATAGTGGCTGCAACAGCCTTAAACTGCTTGGACTCCGGGTTCTTCTTCGTAGGCTTCGACATGCACTGGATGTAGCCCTGAAAGTGCAAAGTCCCAGTGCTGGGAGCATACTCCCACTGACCACCCATCCTACAAATCTGCGCAGTAGGATGACGCTTCACACGCTCCATCGACGGAATCATGATTGTCTTATCACCAGACATACACAATGCTAGGTGCGCCGCCGTTGGGCCCCACACACCGTCGCGACCAAGGACCCCCTTGCCGGCGGCATCGTCCTTGTCGTACGGGAACACAACAAAACAAAAACTACCAACACGAGACTTGCTGTCATACTTGCCACCTTCGTAATGAACATCCTGCGGAAACATGCCACCACCTGGCTCACCAGGTAGCGGTACTGCAACAGCAGGTTCGTCATCACCGTCGTCGAAGTCCTGCGAAGATTCGCGGCAAGATTCAGATTCAGATTCAGATTCGCGGCGAGATTCAGATTCAGATTCAGATTCGGGATCATCATCAGAATCACGTACGCACTTACGCGCGACAGACTTCTTGCGCTTAGCAGGGTGCTCGCGCGCATACTCCTCAAGCCACTTGGTCACAGGACTGCGTGGCTTCTGAGACTGAGACGGTTGTACCTGAGTTGGCGACTCAGGTGACTGATGACGGTGATGACGCGAGGTGTCACCGTCATCATCGTCATCACTTTCACACAAGTCTTGCGCCTGACTAGGAGCGAACTGAAACATGCGCTCTTGCATAGCTAACAACTCCTTCGCACCAATAGACTTGGGCTTAAGCATCGGCTTGAACTTGGTCAAGTCCTGGTTGAGGCGGCGGTGAAAGTTGGGATCGTCACCACCCTCTGACCCTTGGGTCAAAAAAGAGGAAACCGAATCTCCGCCATCACTCTCGTCGGCGGACCCGTCAGAGCATCCCGCCTCCAGACAGACGAACTTGGACATGGCACGAACCACTTTAGCCGGGCGCAAGGGCTTGCGCTTGTTGTTGAGCAGAGATGACATGTTGGTACTTGCTGAGCAAAATAATGAAATGAAATTTTTGGTGCACCAAAAAACATCCGTACATCCACTAACTTCAACTTGTCCGTTGAAAAATTAGGAATTTAAAGGGGTGACTCCGGATCCTGGACTAGGACCCAAACTAAATCCGTTATTCTTATCTAAAAAACTCCACCACGTGGCAGAAAAACTCCCACAACCACACTCACGGTGCCTGCACCGTACCGTCACGATTCACAAACACGGGAGCTGGAATCGCGTTGCTCTGGGCAAAACTAGAATTATACTCCTGAATGTCAAGCGACGCCTGTACCACATTAACATCCGTACCGGGGTTGGCTGTCGCGCCACAACCAAGAATCATATTGAGCCCAATAGGAGCACTCGTCAAGGCATCAAACGATCCACTAGCACTGGAATCGGAAGCCTCATACAGACTAGTCCAAAACAAGCAATTGTCGACACCATTGCTAGCAGGCTTCACACGAACATGCATTAGCAAATACAACTGCCTCGCAGCCGCTACGCCAGTCCCGAAAATGACGTTACGGGAAATCCCCGCAGGTGAAGCCAGCAAACCGTCGGCACGATCATTATAACTGACACCGTACATATCCTTCACACAAGTCAAATTGCCACAAAGCCAAGGAATGGCTAGTCCATAGCTCTCGCCTATAGCAGCCGTCGCTGCAAGAGAACACTCGACCTGAAGCAAAATTCTGACTACACCCGAATACGACGCAGGAAACGTAATCTTGTTGGTAATGGACTGGGCGCCAACAAGATTGTACCGCGCAAGACTGGTACCGTTTAGAGGATCAGACACAGGCAGATTCGAATGGGGGTTAATCAAATTCCTGCCAATGTTTATCGCAGTGGCAGGAATAGTACCGTCCTGATTGAGTTGTGCCACTGAACCCAAACTTCCATCAGAAACAGACTCAAACTTAACAGGAAAGTTGTTCTGCTGAGCAACCAGGGAACCAGCACCAACAACATTAGTATCGCTCTTCCCAAGAGGATGAGACGACTTCGTAGTCGAAGCAGCAGAAACAGATGAATACGGACTAGCAGCCAAAAACCTCGAAATCATGTTGCCTCTCGCACTGTAAGTGCGAGCCTTGCGAAGCAAAACAGTGTAACTCACGTACAACTGTCCAAGAGGCAAATTCGCAAGAGTCCCAGGACTATCGCAAATAGCATACTGAAAGTTTGCCAAATCGTACTCCTTCTTGTCTTCCTGAATAAGAACAGGCTTCGTCCGAATGTACTTGCCGGGACTTCCAGACAACTTGCGAGGGTCACACTCAACACCGTGAGTGATATCGTCAATAACTTTCCCAGACACAGCATGAACGGTGGTCAACATTTCGTTCTTGTCCTCAAACGCCTCGGCGTCAACGTTGTACTCTGTAGTCATGACGATCTGACCGAGCTGACCGTTCGTAGTCGTCATATCAGTGATCATTGACCTGAAGTCAAATACACACTGCTTCCACTCATACTCCTTAAAGTTGGAAGCAATCT